CTAAATCAGGCGGGGCGCATTGCTTTCTTTTTGCTACAGATTGGGTTGAAGCCGCGGATATGCAGAAGGCTCTGCAGAACATTGCTGCGGCATTGGGCTATGGCGGCAGTGAAGTCTTTCCAAAACAGGTCAAGCTGCACTTAGATCGTGGCGACGTAGGCAACTTTCTGAACCTACCTTACTACGATGCAGAAGAGGGCTTGCGGTACGCTATTCTTGACGACGGCACTTCGGCTACGCTTGAAGAGTTTTTTGCGTTGTACGAGACGCACAAGCAGACGCCAGAGCAAATCATTGCGCTGCAAGTGACCAAAGATGATACCGGAGAGGCTTTGAAGGGCGCTCCGCCGTGTTTACGTGCGTTATTACGTATGAAAATATCAGAGGGTGGGCGCAACAACGGCTTGTTTAACGTGGGGGTTTACCTGCGCAAAGCGCACCCAGACACGTGGGAAGCCGAAATTCTGCGTTATAATAACGATTACTTTGACCCACCGCTACCCCTTAACGAAGTGAACGTCGTAGCCAAACAGGTGCAGCGTAAAGACTACGCATACAAATGCAACGACGCGCCTATCAACGCGTACTGCAACAAGGATGTCTGTCGCGGACAGGAGTTTGGGATTGGCGCTGCGGCGTCGGGCGTCCCGATAGCTAACCTGCGTAAGTATAATTCCACCCCGCCTGTCTGGTTTCTGGACGTTAACGGCGAGCCTCTGGAATTGGACACAGATGCTTTGATGAACCAGACCGCCTTTCAGCGAGCCTGTACGGAGCAACTGAACATGATGCCTCACACGGTAGCCAAGAACCAATGGGAAGGTCGGATCAGTGCGCTGTTGCGTGAAATGACGGAGAACGAAAGCGCCATCATAGAAGTCGCAGAAGATGCCAGCATCAACGGGCAGTTCTACGACTACCTAGAGGAGTTCTGCGTGTTGCTGCAAACCGCGCAAGACAAGGAAGAGATCCTACTCCGCCGCCCGTGGACCGACGAGGAAGAGCAAAAGACTTACTTCCGGTTAAAAGACTTTGAGGCGTTTCTCAAAAAGAACAAGTTCTTTGAGTTGAAGTCGCACAAAATTGCGCAGCGCTTACGGGACATACACGGTGAAAGTGTGTTGCTCCGAATTAAGGGGCGGATTGTGCGCGTATGGAAAATACCTGCGTTCGAAAGCGGGGACATTGAACTTGCGACGCCGATCTTTGCCGCCAAGAATGAGGCACCTTTCTGATGTTTAGAATATTTGGACCCCCCGGAACGGGCAAGACCACAACACTACTAAATATGGTAGACAAAGCTTTGGAAGCGGGAACTCCACCACAATCTATAGGGTTTCTCGCCTTCACACGTAAAGCCGCAAATGAAGCAAAAGAACGCGCAGCGGCGCGGTTTCGCTTGGACCCACAGAAGGATCTTCAGTATTTCCGCACCCTGCACAGCTTTGCGCTAACTCTGTCAGGCATACGGCCCGAACAGATCATGCAGCCCGAAAATTATGCTGAACTCAGTCAAGCCATAGGTATCAAGCTTGAGACAGGGCGCGTCAGCCCTTTAGAAGATGACGTGCAGGATATGGTTAAAGCTAGTGACCCAATACTCAGTCTGATCAATCTGGCACGGCTACGCAAAGTTCCCCTGCGCAAGCAATATAACATGAGTAGCATTGAGCATGATTGGAACACGGTCAATCACGTAGACCGTTGCTTGAGAGCATATAAGCATGAAAGCGCCCTGTATGACTTTACAGACATGTTGCAAAGCTTCATTGACACGGGGCATCAGTTTTGTCCACGGTTCAATCTCTGTTTCCTAGACGAAGCGCAGGACTTGTCTCCCATGCAGTGGGACATCGCCCACCTGATTGAAGCAAAAACCGACAAGATGTACTGCGCAGGAGACGATGACCAAGCCATTTACAAATGGGCGGGCGCAGATGTCGAACACTTCCTTGAACTTGAGGGTGGTTCCGAAACACTACAACAATCTTACCGCATCCCATCTAGCGTCCACGCCATAGCAGAAACCATAGCCAAGCGCATACGTCACCGTTACCCGAAAATATACAAACCTCGCGAGGAACGTGGACAGTGTTCACGTGTGGCACAGGTCGGTGAACTAGATATGAGCGAAGGTTCTTGGCTCATCCTAGCGCAAGCAGGATACCAGTTGCAGCCCGTCGCCACAGACCTGCGGTCCTTCGGATACCTGTACGAATACCGCGGATCACGGTCCATTGGGCAGAAGCTTAGTGACGCCGTCAACGGATGGACGGACCTGCAGAAGGGTAGAGAGATAACTATCGACACAGTTCGTACCATATACAGCTACATGTCCACGGGCAAACGCGTCGCACGGGGATACAAAAAACTGACCGGCGTTCCCGACGACGAACTGGTCAATATCGACGATCTGCAAATCAAGCACGGCCTCATCGCCACCAAAGACATGATCTGGTCCGAAGCAATGGACCGCATCGCAGATAGAGATAGAGCCTACATCACCGCACTACTGCGCAGGGGTGAAAAATTTAACGGAACGCCCCGTATAGTAGTGTCCACGATCCACGGCTCCAAGGGTGGAGAAGCGGACAACGTCGTGTTGTTTACAGACTTATCCCCCGCTGCGGACAGTACAATGAGAATTGCGCCCGACGATGTTCATCGCGTTTTCTACGTCGGCGTAACCCGTACAAGAAAGAACTTGTATCTGGTGGAACCAGAAGACGCGACAAGGAGTTACGACATATGACGCGTGACGAAATATTGAGGGAAGCAGAAGCCCTGATCAACGGGGACCGCGCTAATGACTACGGCGATGCAAAACAAAACTTTCAAGACATTGCAGAAATGTGGTCTATCTTTTTAGAAAAACCGATCAACCGTCAACAAGTGGCGGTCTGCATGGTTCTGGTAAAAGCAGCCCGTCTTATGAAGTCCAACAAACAGGACTCTTGGGTAGACATCTGCGGCTACGCAGCATTAGGGGGCGAAGAATGAACTGTTGGCACTGTAAGACCCAACTCATATGGGGCGGTGATGAGGACTGTGATTTCGAAGAAGAATTTGATATGGTGACCAACCTATCCTGCCCAACGTGTGAAAGCTTTGTTTTAGTATACTATAAGGAAAAAGAAAATGAGCCTACAGATGGCGATGTTCACGCCGAACAGTGAATGGGTGCCACCAAGCGAGTTGCCCGATCTTACAGGCGCTAAAAAGATCGCAATCGACTTGGAAACCAAGGACCCAAACATTAAAAACTCAGGACCCGGATGGGCCACAGGGGACGGCGAGGTCGTAGGCTACGCCGTTGCCACAGAAAACTGGAAGGGTTATATCCCCATCAGGCACTTTGGCGGCGGCAACATCTGTGAAAAACAGGCCAACCGCTGGCTTAAAAAAGTGTTTGAAAGCCCTGCCGACAAGATCATGCACAACGCTCAGTACGACGCGGGGTGGGCAAGGCGCATGGGTTTTACCATCAACGGTAAAATCATCGACACAATGGTCCTCGCTTCTCTTTTAGATGAGAACAGGTTTAGCTACACGCTCAACTCCCTGTCGTTTGATTACCTTGGCAAGGTTAAGTCGGAGAAAGAGTTGGTCGAAGCCGCAAAAAATTTTGGCGTAGACCCAAAGGCCGAAATGTGGAAACTGCCCGCAATGTTCGTAGGACCTTACGCAGAGGCCGACGCCGAACTGGCACTCGAACTACATAACTACTTCTCCGTAGAAATAGCTAAAGACGGCCTCACAAATATCGTAGATGTCGAAACACGGCTCCTGCCCTGCCTGCTTGACATGACATGGCGCGGCGTTCGCGTTGATATAGACAAAGCCGAAAGAACGCGGAACGCGCTTCTTAAACGAGAAAAAGAAGTTTTGAAAAAAATACGCAGCGTCGTCGGATTTGACGTAGAAATCTGGGCGGCACAGTCGATAGCCAAGGCTTTTGACGAGGCGTCCCTGCCATATGAAAAGACAGAAAAGGGACAGCCGTCCTTCACAAAAAGTTTTCTGTCCGATCACCCGCACGAATTGGCGCAGCTAATCGTGACTGCCAGAAACCTAAACAAAACATCTGGCACGTTCATCAACACGATCCTCAAGCATTGCAGATCAGACGGGCGTATCCACGCGCACATAAATCAAATCCGCTCCGACGATGGCGGAACAGTTTCTGGACGCATATCCATGAACCACCCCAACCTTCAACAAATCCCTGCGCGGGATCCGGAACTGGGGCCAATGATACGCAGCCTCTTTCTCCCAGAAGAAGGGGACCAGTGGGCCGCAATAGACTTCTCGCAACAAGAACCACGGATCTTGGTTCACTACGCACACTTGTTTGGTGAACAGCGGGGCCGTCCGCTCAAAGGAGCCAAAGAGTTTGTCACCAGCTACAACGAAGACAGTAGCACAGACTTCCACACGATGGTCGCAGAGATGGCACAAATACCGCGTAAGCAAGCCAAAACCATTAATCTTGGCATGATGTACGGTATGGGTGTGAACAAACTGGCGGCACAGTTAGACATTCCGGTGGATGAAGCCAAAACTATCGTGGCTCAGTACCATGAACGCGTGCCGTTCGTGAAAGCTTTGATGAACGGCGTGATGAACAGGCTGAATGAACGGGACAGTCGGGGCGCTTTGCGTTCTCTGCTTGGTCGTAAGCTGCGCTTTAATCTGTGGGAGCCAGATGGATTTGCCATGAACAAGGCAATGCCCTACGAAGAAGCCGTGAAAACATATGGCGACACAACCAGATTAAAACGGGCTTACACGTACAAGGCGCTGAACCGCCTGATCCAAGCGTCCGCCGCAGACATGACAAAGCAAGCTATGGTAAATATCTATGAAAGCGGGCGTATTCCGCTGATCCAAATCCACGACGAAATCGCAATGTCGGTCAAAGACAGAGATGATGCAAAAGAGGTTGCCAACATAATGGAAAATGCTGTACCATTAACTGTGCCCAGTCTCTGTGACGTGGAAGTCGGCCCTTCGTGGGGCGAAGCCGTCTAAGAGATTGATGTACTGCTCATTGGTTGATTTGCCTCAATCATAACTTACCCGCCAGTTTGACATGTTCTCCTTGATAACTGGCGGGTTTTTTCTTGTCATTTCGCATAACATCCTATATTGTTGGACAAAACTAGAGAGGTTCATATATGGATACCGATAAATGGAAGAGCGTCCTCGTGCCGATTGAGGTTTACAAAGAGATCAAAGCGCTTGCACAGTCCGAAGGCCGCACGATCAGCGGACAACTGCGGATAATTTTCGAAAGTTACAAGCGTGAGAAAGAAAACGCTTGACCTGTCGCATAATATCATATACTCTGGGCCTACCTCATAAAAGATTTGGAAGCGCCCTGAAGTTTACTTTGGGGCGTTTTCATGTCTGACAAAGACGATTACATAATCGCGTTGAAAGAAACCAACAGTTTAATCGACGAATTAATTGACGCCGAACTGAACGCAGGGACCGCGTAGACAGGTATTCTGACCGCGGCCCTGTTCCGTCTTTTAAAAGGAAGCACCGACAAACAAGACGTCTTAGGCATTTTAGGTGCCGCAATGGCGTCCGCCGCGGCACATGTAGAGATGGAACAGTCTATTTTATCAGATATTCACTAATAGTATTGACATTATCTTATAGCATCGCATATACTCCTTTACACTAACTTCGCAAAAGGAGAACTTAAATGCGTAATGTAAGAGTACACTTCGAAGGTATCGCACCTTATAGTCAATCTAAAATGCATGAAGAGCCCAAGCTGCCAAAAGAAACAGCCGACGCTTACGAAACCAGAACATGGCGTTCAAAATGCACCGTCGATAAAGATGGAAACATCATCATCCCCGCTATGGCGATTAAGTTTAGTCTGTCTGCCGCCGCTAAAAAACTCGGCACACAAATTCCGGGCCGCGGCAAATCTACCTACACCAAATATTTTGAAGCCGACGTCGTCCCACTGAACGATCCAAAGCTGGATGTCAAACAAGCCGACGTCCGCGGCGAACGGCTCAACGTCAATGCTGACGGTGTACGCGGATCAGGTAAGCGCGTATGGCGAACCTTCCCCGTCGTTGACACAGGATATAAATCCTACATCGACTTTATGATTATGGACGACACAATTACAAAAGACGTTTTTGTTGATGTCTTCACCGCCGCGGGTTCCGGTATCGGCATTGGACGCTTCCGCCCAGAAAAAGGTGGCACTAACGGACGTTTCCGCCCAGTTAAATTCGAATGGTCATAATTTACACATCATCGCGTCGCGCCGTACTTCGGCGCTTCGCTGCGCTCCTCATCGCGCCGCAACGATTTGTTTGTTACAACGCAGCTATTCGCCACGCCACGCGTTTCTGCGCATCTCGGTACGACGTATTTCAACGAGCCGCCTCGCACCGCAATTCAACTCAACGATTTGTTTGTTATGCCGCACCGCTCCGCGCCTCGTCGCGCCTTGGCTCTTCGCAGTGTAACGCGTCGCAACTCAACGCCGCGCCTCGCAATTCAACTCAACGATTTGTTTGTTACAACGCTCCGCCGCTCGACTATGCTCAACTCAATGCCGCTCGGCTCAGTTCAACTCAACGATTTGTTTGTTACTTCTCGCCTCGGCGCTCCTCGGCGCTTTGCTCCGCTCTGCGTCGCAATACACCTCACCGCAATTCAACTCAACGATTTGTTTGTTACAAGGCAACTCAACGCAGCCCAATGCAACTCGTCTGGCCTCGACGCGCCGCGGCTCATTGCATTTCTCCTCAACTCAACGATTTGTTTGTTACAGCGACGACTCAACGAACTGCGGCTCGACGTATCGCCCCGCGTGGCTCCGCACCGCTCCGCGCCTCAACTCAACTCAACGAACTGAAACTCTAACAAGGAAAACCAATGTTCAAACGTTCGAAACAAACTTTGGAAATGTGTGACCTGTTCCGTAATGCAAACGGACACCTGAGTTACGCAACCATAGAGACGCACTTCGGAAAAACAATTAATGAACTGCGTCCCACAATAATCGCCGCAAGGCGATACCTCGAAAGAGACGAAAGCACCGTCTTCGAATGCATCAGAGGCCAAGGATACAAACGCCTCGACGATAGCGAAAAAGTGGATAGCCTCAAAACATTCACAAGACGCATCAGACGTACCGCTAACAATGGGCAACTCCGCGCACATACCGTCGAAAAACGAGAACAACTCACCAATGACGATAGATTACGGCTCACGATCCGTGAAACCGCCTTCTACGCCATTCAATCGCAACTCCATGAAATCAACGATAAGGATAGATAAATGATAGATGATAGAGTATGCATGTTTTATGTCGCAGACCGCGTCGAAGATATCGCAAAAGCCGCCAACCCAACCAAAAAGGCAGAAGACTTTTTGCAAGAAATGAACCATAATATCGGCGTAAATGCGCGGATAAAACGCAACAATCCGGAAAAATTTATTGAGATTGCAAAAAAAGTAAATAAACGGAGAGGTAGGCCAAAGAAAAATGGGTGACGAACAACTCTCAACATTCCAGTCAGCGCATCTGCGCTGGCTGAAACAACAAGTAAATAACCTACAAGACTTGCGATACACAAGCAAAGCACCTAATGACCTAGATCGACAACTCTTCGCCGCCCGCGAAGAACTCGACAACTACGTCAACCAATTGAGAGAGCATGGAAAAAATATATGACACTCATCGAAACCATCATCAAAACACTCGAAAAAGAATACGATGATATCATCTGGGACTTCGGCGTCGATGACCCACGGCTCGCGGACCTCGGACGACAACTCATTCATTATAAAAAACTCAGCGCCGCTGGCGAACTTTACGAACCTGATTTCTAACCTTTACTTTAGTATGCGACAATTTGTCTCATTGAGCTATATGCGATTTTATGTTATTATATGTGATGGGGTAAAATGCACCCCGCGCTGTTTGACATTCGAATATCTCAACCCGACTAGGGGCAACGCCCTGATCATGTCAGATCAAATCTTTTACTGAGGTAAAGTAAAATGACAGACCATGTTCTATCAAACGGAACAACATTTCTCGCAATAACCGCCGGAATGTACGGCTCTTGGGCCAAAGCAACCGACCCAATCACCGCAATCAAAAATGCCCACCGCAATGCCGGTGGCAAAAAAAATGCAATCTACGTCATTCATGGCGTAAGCGACGAAATACAATGCACCGAATTGGGCGGTTATCAATGGGACAACAAAAATCCCCCAACACCGCTTGGGATTTTTACCGTCACAGACCGATCCATCAAACCTGTTGCAAAAGGAGATTTTAACAAAAATCACTCCGATTGTCAGGAATGGATGCAAGACCAACTGGACAACCTCGCCCGATGGAAAAAATGGCGCGAGGAAGAACAGAAAAACGCCTGACACCAAAGCCCGCAAATCGCGGGCTTTTTTATTGTCTTGACTATTATCCCATATTGTCCCATACTAGGCCATCGTTATGAGGAGAACAACATGACTAGCGAATATAGAATAGCCCTCGAACACTGGGCCAAACAATTCCGCAACGGAACCCTGTCCGATGAGTTCGCAGACGAAATAGCTTACCTACTTGAAGATAAAGCGCACGATCTCAAATTGGATGAAGAAAAAACATTCGGCATCTACGATATAGCGGAGACAGACTAATGAAAAAACGATACCGCGTCGAAGTCCGCCAAACCAACGTCTTCTACATCAAAGCAAAAAACGAAGACAAAGCACGGCAAATCGCTACCGAAGATTTCATCTGGGACGAAAATCAACGTCCACCAAACCATTACGGCGTAGACATCATCGTCGATGAAGTAGACAGAGATGGGTGGACAGTATGAAAATCGACGAAGGATATTACAACTATGAGATAAGCCGTACCGAGGATTGCGATCACGGCCCATGCACAGAGTACCTCGTAGCCGATCTAGGCATACGCTTCTACCTCTACGACAACGAAATTACGTTGGTTTCATTCCACGAAGAAGAGGAGCAAACAACATGATGATCCATATCTCACGAGACGAAGCGCAAACACTGTTACTCGCAGTCCAAGCACAAATGTCCACGGCACACGGTCAACTGTCCGATTGTTATGTGGACGACGACATCCGTTTTCATTGCGAGACTTTCATAAAGGCTCTTGACCTGTCGCATAAAATAATGAGGTGGTTAGACCGTGATCAAAAAGAATGAAGACAAAATCATCTGCGCTGCAATCCTGATCATAGTTTTGGGATGGATATTCGGGGTCAGCGTCGGAATACTGTGAACAAGGGGCGTAACATTTGTTACGCCTTTTATATATATAGCCAGAAAAATAAAAAAAATAATTTTTGCGTTTAAGGGTGTTACAGGTGTTACGGCGTTACAAACATATTTAAGTGTATATAATAAAAAGGTTTTCTTGTAACTTTTTTGTGTAACACCTTCAATTCAAAAATGTTACATTTTATACCTTCCCATACACTCACATAAACACCCACACTAGATTTAGTGGTTTTTGTTTGTTAAGACACAATTATAGCAAAATAAAAGGTGTTACAAATGTCGAAAACGCCGCTAATTCCGAAGGGTTTGGTGTTACGCGCAAAGAAAAAACCCACCGGAAAACGTTGGACAAAGCAAAACCCTGACGAATTAAGAGGCCGCAAGCGGCTCCACGAAAACTCCCCCCTGACACGTATGCAAGAAAAGTTTGTTAAAGAATTGGTTTCAAATGACGGGACCATTACAATGTCTGAAGCAGCGGAACGCGCAGGGTATACAAAAAAATCAGCGCCTGTTCGCGCTTCTCAAATGACAAATCCTCATATTAGTCCGCACGTTTGTGCCGCTATTAAACGATATCGGGATGAATTGGACGCAAAGTTTGGTATCACATACCAAAGGCACATACGAGACTTGCAGCGTATCCGTGACCTCGCTTTGGAGAACGGAGCATTTAGCGCCGCGGTCCAAGCAGAATATCGACGCGGTCAGGCACAGGGCGACATTTATGTAAGCAAGTCGGAAATTCGACACGGCAGCATAGACAGTATGAGCAAAGAAGAAGTCCAAAAAGCTTTGGAAGAATTGAAGCGTACCTATGGCGCAATTGATATTACCCCAGACCAAGATGGAAGCGGGCTTGTACCAGCAATTGAAGGCAGCTTCGAAGAGGTCGAAGAGGAACTTAATTCTAACTAGAATTGAGAACTGGGCGAGCCAAGGTATTCCGGACCTTATGATTTGCGATGAAAGCGGACAGTTTCATTTCGTCGAATTAAAGTTTTGTAGGGCAAACGCAGTAAATCTTAGCCCGCATCAAGTCGCTTGGCATATCCGGCATAAGCACAGTAGCACTTGGACGCTGGTAAAAAAGCAAAGCAAACCGGACGCGTCGCCATACTTGTTTTTGTACCATGCAAGCCAAGCTTTGGATTTAAAAGCAGACGGTTTAAAAACGGAACCGCGATTGATGCACGAAAAGAAATTTTTGTGGGATGACGTTTTCAACTTGATATGTCCCACATGATCGCATATTATCTTATTTATAGAAAGTGAGGTAAAAATGAAACAGGATGACTTTAGCCGGTTTGTGATAACTGACCTGTACCACATGCAAGAAAAAATACACGATATGCGGCGTATCGTTTCCAATCCAGATTTGGACGAATTTTTTGATTGCGTGCCGTCCGGTGTAAAAACCAGAAACGATATTCTTTTTGATTTAGATCAAGCGGGCGTTTGTTTGAACCGTGTGCATTTAGCTTGGCTAAGTGCCAGAAAAAGAAAGCGCGAGGTTGAGCATGTTTCTACTTAATTGGATTGGACGTTTAATTTATGGCGCGGATTATGACGAATTGTCCCGACGCGCCAGCAAGCCAAAAAGGCGACGTAAACGATAGAAAAGGCCCCGCATTGACGCGGGGTTTTTTATTTGGTAGGATATGCGACATATCTTATATGAGGGTTAAACAATGCTAAAAACTGTTGAAATATCACGGGCAAAGAAAACCAAAGGACTTGCCGTGACATATCGGGCGGGCAAAAATGATATGTTTGGAACATGCCCCAGCACTTGCAAGCTGAACGATAGCGGCAAAGGTGCAAGCGAAATTGATCAAGAATATCTGGACGCGTTACTTGATGCCGTGCCGCGTAAAGGGGTTGCGTTCACGTATACGCATTTTCATTGGATTGATTGGGCGCGTAAATTAAAACGCGATAAAACCGTTATCAATTATTCCGCGGACAATTTACATGACGCGGCAATTGCCGCGGGCGCGGTTCCAACGGTAACCGTTGTCAATGAGGCGCAATGGCAAGGAAAAAAATCCTTTTCTGTTGAACTTGAAATTGAATATGCGCGGGACGATGTACCGAACGAAAAACATACCGTTGTGAGATGTCCTGCGGAATATCGCAATATATCCTGCGCCCAATGTGGAAACGGTGAACCATTTTGTGCAAGGCTGAAACGCGATTTTATTGTAGGATTTACCGCGCATGGTCCGAATAAGCGCAAGGCCGCGGATGAAAACACACAAGGCGGATGCTATGGTGCACAAGGAAACTGCCGCATTTGGTGGAACGAAACAAGCGAAACGGTACAAGATGAAACGGACGCGGAAAAACTAAAGCGCTTTGTTTCTGGTTTGCCGCCGCGTTCAATTATTCGTCATCATGTGGCGGGGGATATAGGGCAATGATAAACCAAGCCGGAAAAGATTGGTCGGAAAGATTGGACTATGTGGAAGTCATCCAAACCGCGTTTGGACCTTGGTTGCGTTTGATTACCGCGGACGATTTAAAAAACGTTTCGCCAGATTGTTTTTCGCTTTCTGTTTTTCACGGCAAAGTGAAGCACGGCGTTCCGGTTACTTGTTTTGATTGGCGTAGTAATGAAATTTACTATTCGAGAATTATTGAACCGGATGAAAACGGTTTGCCGCAAAGATATGCAAGGATTGGCGGAAGTTTAAAAAAAATCCCTTAAAAATTAAAGCTTGCATAATATGCGATAATATCAGACAATAGGGGCGGGCAATTCCGCCCTTTTTTATGAGGTTAAAATGATCAACTTGGAAAACCAAACCGGAACCCTTCAAAAGCTTTTGCAAACCGTGACTGAGCAGAACAATAGAAACGCGGACTTTTTATCGTCAACAATGGACTTGCAAAAAACAACGGACGCGGACGGAAACGCGAAAATCGTTATCGAAGCGCAAGGCGGGGAGCCAACCCGCATTTTGAACATCAATTCCCACGCGCAAGGGCAGATTGCCGCCGCCGCCGAAATTGATACAAGAACGGCCCGCCGGTTGCAGGAAAATTATCCGGTCGAATATGACGCCCTTATAAATGCCCGCTGGCAGCGCGAGCCGGTCAACCGTATGGTCCGGACCTTTTTAGACGGCGACGAAACGTCCGGAACGGCGCGGGCGTTTGTTTCTGACAAATTCAAAACTTTTGACAATGTGGACCTTTTGGAGGCGGCGTTGCCGCAATTGATTGAAAGCGATGCGCAATGGAAAATTGTCAATTCTACCGTGACAGAAAAGCGCTTGTATATGCGGTTAAAAAGCGAAGTCCAAACCGGAGAGGCGGCAGTTGGCGATTTGATGGCAAATGGGATTGGCTTTTCTAATTCAGAAGTTGGAGCCGGTTCCGTAAACGTTTATCAAATATATTGGACGCTGGCTTGTAAGAACGGTATGCAAACCGAAAACAGAACGCGTTCAAGTCATATAACCAGCGCACGGGATAGCGCCGACTATGGACTTTTGAGCAATGAGGCAAAAGACGCGGATAACAAGGCGCTTGCGCTTAAATTGCGCGACTTGGCGGGGGCATATGCCAGCCGTGAAAGCTTTGACCAAATTTTGGACAAGATGCGGGCCGCGCATAGCGACGTTGTGGAAGGGGAACTTTCAGAAATTCCGGAGCGCGTCGGATCAATCTTGAAATTGACGAAAAAAGAAAATTCCGACGTTCTAAACGGTTTAATGCAAACCCTGCGTCAAGATGGATATAACAACGCGGCGCAACCGGTCACCCGTGCAACGCTGGTCAATGCGTTAACGGCGGTTGGCAATACTTGCGACGCCGACGAAGCGGACATGTGGCAACAACGCGGCGGAAAGCTTTTGAATTTATCGGACCGTGATTGGCAGCGCATTGCCGCATAAAACTTTTCATTTTACATAAGCGCATCTATGCGTTTATATGGGGGCGGGGCAATCCCGCCCCTTTTTCTATTTATGAGGTATACAATGGAAAACGCTCAAACTTTAAACCTGCAACCGCTCCGCTCAAATGATGAACTAGAGCGCGAGAACGAAAGCTTGCGCAAAAGCTTAGAAGTATATGAGGAACGTGCGCGGCAGGCGGGCAACGTGCTTTTTGAATTAATGGAAACGCACGTTGCTACGCATGTTGACAATGCGCTTTTTGACTTCGACGTAATGCAGGAAGTGAATAACAATATTGCCGACTTGGATACCAGCGGGTTGGACATTGACTTGTGGGACCATGAGGATGAAATCCGAGAAATCCTTAATTCTATTTTGAAAAACAGTTCAATCAAATTGGAGCTGTATTGATGAACATGGACCGCGAATATGGCACGTTTGCCGATACTGTAAACCGTGAACAGTTCGGAGCGGTTTTGCAAAAGTACTGCCAGAACAGCGACGGGGCATCCGATCTGGCGGAAATGCTGGCCCGCGTTCAGCCAACAATAGGCATGGACGGCGCTATTGTCCTGCAGTGGCGGGGCATGTGGCTTTGCATAGAGCGCGACGGATATACACATTCTTGACCCGTGTGGGATAATATGCGACGAAGGGGGCGGGGCAATCCCGCCCCTTTTCTTTATGAGGTGAACGAAATGAAAAATTTAATCGAAGAAGTGAAACGCCACGCGGTGGAAAACTATAACAGCCACGGCTGGGACGTTTTAGTCGAGTGTTGGGACGATGGGGAAATTTTGGAACGCATAAGCGAAGCAAACGCTCAAACGCCGGACGCCGCCATCAAAGCTTGCCAGCGCTGGGTTGAACTTTACGATGAACAACGCCGCGCAATTAGAAATGAGGCGTTTTAATTTAACCGCGAATTGATCCTAATTGATGATTGGCCCGCCTTG